GAGAAATGCTTCAAAAGGCTTAGCAGGTGAAGTAGTTGTAGCCATTGATGTTGTCTTTGTACGATTAGTAAAGTAGGTATAATCGTTAAGAGTTAAAGTCTGTATATCTTGATCATCACTATGAGTTAAATATGATACTAATTTAGCTGATGTACTTGAGTCGTAATTAACAGTCATAGCTTGACCGTCACTACATCTCCACATATTTATATCACCTGTTCTATTAACTTGTCCTATGTATTGCTCTGTCTCATCTCTGTAGTAATGAAACCATCTACCATTAGTGTTTGAGTTCAAGGCAGCAGTACCATTATCGCTTAAAGAAGCTATTAACTTTCCACCTGGACGTTTAAGTAATCCTTGTGTGACATCAGGTAGTACATTCTTTGCATCAACTACTTGTCCTGGTAGTTTTCTCTCATCAGGCTGTTGTGATATACCTCCAGTATAATGAGGTATTGTCTGTCGGATACTTGTCATTAGCGTTTAAGTGCATTGTATGGTTGGTAAGAGGTATAAACACTTTCATGAGGATTACCGAAGAATGATGGATCACCTTTATCACATTCGTATTCCAAACATGCAGCTCTACCTCTATTCTCATCTTCCTTTAACAGTGTGACTAGTTGTGCATTAGAGACAAGTTGAACAGCAGCCCTGGCTGCAGCTCTATAGGTTATATATCTTTGGAATACATTAGGTAAATCATCAAATTTATATAAGGTAACTAGGTCTAGGTATAGGGTTTGAGTAAAGACATCAGTATGATTTACTAGATCATAGAGTCTTCCATTTCGTTGTACTACATCTTTAGATTTATCTTTTAATCCATCATGGATATCATATCTTAAACAGTTGTTAGGTATGGTTATATATCCACTAGCATCTGGTTCAGTAGCTATATGGTATTCAGTATTAAAATGCCAACCTTCATTCTGAACATCTTTATTTACTTCAGTCAGGATGTTATATATAAAACTTACTTCAGGGTTTTCATAATTTAAAGTGGTAACGGGTGATTGACCGATAGCTCCCAAGATTGAGTTCACTGCGGATAGTTCGGTATCGGTGTCTGTTGTCGAGGTAGCCATAGGTATAAATATTTGTGAATAAAAAAAAGGGAGCCGAAGCTCCCCTTATATGTCTATAAAAATAAACTTAGAATGCAGCAGGTGCAGTTGCAGTACCAGAGTACAATTCAACAGCAGCAGCTGGGTTTAGGTAATCAGCACCCATAGCAAGACGACCTAAGATAACATCACCCTGATAAATCACGGACACGTCACCTGAAGTAATCTGTACTTGAGGACCAATTGCTTCTACAACACCAGCAGCTTCTTTCTGGAAGATCAGACCACAAGAGTTAGCGAATTCTGTTTCTTCACCATACTCGTTGTTGATTCCAGCAACGTCAGCAGCAGCATCTTCTAGAGCTTCACTAACGAAAGAACCTGTATTCCCAGGAGAAGTTACTCCAGGGTTAGTAGCAGAACCTGAGCCATACTTAGTACCATACTGTGAGAAGAATGGGATATTCATTGATTTGAAGATCTTGATGCCTGCAATCTCAATGATTCCGTTTCCACCTTGTAACGCTGTACCTTGTGCGTCTCTGTTAACTAAACCATTAGTTCCTACAGCTTGGATAAGCTCATAGTATTGTCTTGGGTTTAGTACACCTACACGACCATCAGAGCTAACGCCCTTTTCGTCTAGTGCAGCTGCAGCATCATAGAATGCGTTAACTAGGTTTGCTGAGTTATAACAATCAGATGCGTTGGTAGTTGTACCTACACGAACCTGTGTTCCACCTGGCTCTACGAAACCAGATTTAGTAATTGGACTAGCCTTTCTAGCACCGCGTGATACGGCACGGAAGATTAGTCTGTCATATTTCTGAGCAAGTGCATATCCAATCTTCTTAGATATCTCTCCTCTCAATTCATAATGTGCAAGAGTCTCGTCTAATTCATATACGAAAGCTGAACTAATAAGTAGGTCGTCTACTGTAATAGTTTTTTCAGCTACTGGAGGTGCACCATCGGAGTTACCGAGTATGCTGTTTCCCGGTGTATGGAATTCAGCTTTGGTGTGACCTGTGTAAATGAACTGTAAAGATTTCCCGTTTTTCAGGGTTCTCTTCATGACAAGATCTCTGGCTATTGCGTTATATTCGAAGCCTTTAAACATCTCTCCTGAGAACAGCTTGAGATATAACGCTCTCCTATCACCAGTGCTATTAGCTGCACCTGGCATAGTTACCGACGCCTGATGCGCGGTACTCTGTTGAGCCATTGTCTTAAATTAAATGTGTGTATTAACTTCCTTCAAACGTTTGAAAATTTTGTGGTCTATCCCACCGTCATGACGGCTAATAGGTATCCTGCGTACAGGGCTAAAAGCCAAATTAGGAAGAGGTCCGACTCTGAGGTGTCTCTTCCCTTAGTTGCTGTTCATGATATTGAACATGCGACCATTCTACATAACAAAAAAAGAGTAGCAATCCAAAGACTGCTACCCATAATTCATTGATATTAGTAAGAGGGTTCGCCTTCTGGCTCCTCTTTTTTAGGTGGTTTTGATTCATTTGTAACTTCTTTCTCAGGCGTTAATGGTGTAACAAACGCCGGAGCTTGATCACTTTGTTGTGACATTAGAAACTATACTTAGCACCTACTTTAGTACCGTATTTGTTATCCCCATCTTCTACAGAAGCGAATGATATCTCTCCATAAAGACCAAGCTTTTCAGATGCAGCTACGGACCCACCGAGCTTACCTGTAAGATTAGTAGAACCGTCTACTCCATCAGCTCCTGATAGAGATGGTCCACCTTGAACATACCATCCAAGTTGTCCTACCTCACCTTCATAACCTATGTGTAGATCAGTTGTTCTAGATGTATAGTCGTTGCCTGTATAAGATGCGTTCGATTCAACGTTGACATAAGTGCCAGCCATTGCAGGAGCTGACGCGAGAGTTGCCGCGAGGGCTAGTGCAAGTTTTTTCATGTTTTAATAAATGTTATTTTGTGTAAGTTACGCCACGATAGGTAAGTGTTACTTTCATTAGTAATCCTCAACTACCAAGACCCCGTTCCATGCCTTGGTTTCATGCGTCCATAAAATGGATGAACGGACGTATAGTGTTTAAAAGATGCCTGGGATAATCATTCCAGTGCAAGCGTATGAGCCAACAGCTGCGATAAAGCCAATCATTGCGAGGCGTCCATTCAGCTCTTCTGCATCATGTAGTAGTACTTCTGCTTCTTTCTCGTTCATTAATCGTGGAGGTGTTTCGTTTGCGAAAATGTTTTGTTTACCGTATTCGGTTGTTGTAGTCATTAACCAATAAGCATTTGACGTGGCCGAGGACGATCTTTCGGGTCAGCCGGTATGCTTAAAACTTTACGTCTGATCTATCTAGTTTCTCAACAAGGTCTTGTCTATATGCTGGATCTCTCTCGTAACGAGGATCACTCATAGCTGCAACTACTTCTTGTTGACTTCTAAATACATCCTTTGATGTTTGTGGTGGTTTTCCAGATAACATAGTTCCCTCATATCCATTTGCGTTTTCATACTGAGCTTTCAATCCAGATACAGCTAACTTAATAGCTCTTACATTTCCTGTAGCTACTAGGTCATCGAAAGCTTCAACATCTGATTGATCTAAATTATCAGCAGCCCATTGAACAAGTTTCCCATACTGCGCTTCTCCGCCTGCAGCATTCCTTACTTGATTAACATCAGCTTCTGTTAAATCAGGAGCTTCTTCTTGTGCATTTGGATTAGGAGCATTCTTCTGCATCTCTAAGTAAGCATTGACAAGATCTCTACTACTCATTTCGTTGAACTTATCTAAAGTCTCAGAAGAGAGTGTTCCATCATTGTCATAGAACTCAGCAGTTGCATCAGTCATCAAAGATGTGATTGGAGAATCTTTGTTAGCTTCTTCCTCTTCTTCAGACGTTTCTTCTCCGTCATCAGAATCGCTGGATTCCCCAGCTGTCTCGCTATCTTGAGAACTTTCTCCTCCCATTTTTTTTTGGAGTTCGACATATGCTTTCTCTAAATCTTCTGCGTTCTTATATTTACCTGCTAGTAATTGTTCTTGCTCGTTCTGCATCTCCTCACCAACTTTCAAAGACTCCTGTTCTGCTTCGTTCAGGTTATCTTCAGTAGTGATGGTATCAGTACCAGCATCATACGTCATTGTTTCTGCCATTTATTCTTCAGGTGGTTGTTGTAAATTTCCAGCTAACACTTCATTTTTTGTTGGATCAGCTAAAGGTGCATTAGCCATTTGTCCAGCTTGATCAATAAGAGACTCTTGAGTTGCTTGTTGTTGTTGTTGTTGCGTTTCTTGAGCCATCTCTTCTTCAGTCTTAACAAGGTTCAGTATGTCTATACCTTGTGCAGCTGCTAAACGTTTAATAGCTTCTGAAGCATTAATGAATCTCATCAACGCTTCTGGACCAAGTGTTTGTGCAATGGTTCCTATAAATTGAGTAAGACTTTCTCTGTCTTGTCCTCTACCTAGAGCATTTACTCCAGCAACAATTGATGGACGTACTAAGTCTTTAGGTA